AAGGTTGTCACCCGTCTGGCTGATGGTAAAACTTGACGTGTTTAGCGCGTTGGTGGTGATGGCTTGAACAATATCCGTGCCATTTGACACCAGCAAATACTTAGAGCCGTTGGGTACTGAAACACCGGTCTGGCCGCTGACCTTCACCGTAACCTGCCCGGAAGAGGTGTTGTTATAGATGAAATACAACTTCTTGTTGGCCGGAACAATCAGGTTGGTGTTTGAACCGCCCGTTCCAGTCAGCTCAATGTACATGTTTCGGGCGACGCCCGTAGAACCGTTGGGTATGGTGATTGTGGTGTCCGCCCCAGCGGTTACGGCTTGAGTGACGTACCCAGAGATTGCCTGCTCAAGCAGCGTGCCGAGGTTGGTGTTGGTCGTCGTGCCCCATGTACCGGCCTCTTCACCGGTGCCAATCAGCGTCAACGCAAGATTTGTAGAGTATGTACTCATGGTTGATCCTTACAATTTGCCAGATTCTCTCAGGGCTTTTCTGAGTTCCACAACTTCCTTGGCCAGCTCAATACACGCCACAAGAGCTGCGTTACCATATTCAACCCCAAACATGCCGTCGTTTTGCTTCACGACAGCATGCTCAAGCACTTCAGCCAAAGATTGTGCGGAAACACCAACCTGCGTCACAGGAGCATCAAGACGATCATACACGCCGTGTTTAACCTTGGCAAGGCGAGAAATAAAGTCTTCCGACAGGTCTCGCCAGTTGGTTTTTAAACGCTCGTCCGAACTAGCTACAAGGCTGGTAGACGTCAACGCCCCGGTAGAAGGGTTAAACGTCAGTTTAGTGCTTGATGTGCGAATATCGCTCAAAGTACCTGACGTGGTCGTCAGGAAAGATGGATAGTATGTGGCATTGGTAGTCGTGTCGTTCGTGATGGTCGCGCCACCACCCGCACCAGCCCATGCAAAAGCCGTGCCGTTCCAGCTCAAATACGTGCTTGAAACTGTGGGCGCGGCAATAAAAGCAGAAGTACCCGAACCGGTGTTGTATACAATTCGGTTAGCCGCCCCTCCCGCTACGTTGGTTGCGGTATCCGCACTGCCCGCCGTAGCAACGTTCAAGTTAGACACCCGGGTGGTTGACGTGATGACCATGGGGGCTGTACCAATAGCCACTGTGTTGGTCAGTTGGCCCGACATGCTCAGTGTAGTGACGCTGGACAACGCTCCGGTTACGTTGGCGGAACCGTTGAAGCTCTGGCCCCACAGTGTCCGGCTTGTGGTCAGCGTTCCCGCAGAGCCGGTAGTGTTTTGGTTCAGGGTGGGCACGTCTCCGGCTTGAATCGTATTCATCACGACGTTGGTGCCGTTGCCGCGCAAGTAAGAGCCTGAAGTAACAGCCCCAGCAAACGCATTCATTGCTAGTTGGGCTGTAGTTTGACCCGATCCGCCAGAAGCTATTGGTAAAACCGCATTATTGGTTGTTTGTAACGTGGTACCGTCAGCATAAATAGATCGCTCGGCGGGGTATGTGACAAACACATCCTTGGTGCCAGCAGAAAAGTTAACTGCCGCGCCTGCATTACTGGACTCAGTAACGGTTGTCCGGGCCAGGGTGGTGCCAGTCGCCGTATAGGTGCCGATGCCAACCTCCCATTCATTAGCGGTCTGATGGGCTATACAGTAGTACGTGGTGTTGGCATTACCAATAACAGAAAAAGACTGGAAACCTGTTACGGCACCGGCAAGAGTGATCGTGCCTGTACCGGTAGTTGTCGTGGTTTCTTTTACACGGTCGCGGAGTACAAGTGCCATGGTGTTTATTAAGCGGTGTTAATCAACGTCCAATCGGTGGGCTTATTGTCTTCAATGGTCGCCCAGCCAGCATCTTCAGAGGCTGATATGTTTTGCCAAGTTGTAGGACTATCATCGTTAATGACCACCCAATTCCCGTCTTCGGAAGTACCGACATTTTGCCAGTTTGTGGGCTCGTTGTCATCAATCAAATCCCATAAGAGCTTTCCTAACGTTCCGTCGGAAGCAAGAATTCCCTCCAGCAATAAAACAACAAAGTTGGCTCTGGTTGAGGGTGCATCATCCAATTGGACGGTCTCAAGCACCCTGGCCAAGAAATTAGCAAAAGCACTTGTTCCATCAACGGCCCCAACAACTTCAGCAATGTTGGTTGAGTATATTGGGAGGCTAGAAGTGCTATCTACGCCACTGGCTGTCTCGCTAACACGAGTGCTGTACGTTGGCAGGGAAGAAGTCGTATCCAGCCCAGAGGCGGCGTCTGACGTGTTGGTGATATGTGTCTGGGCAGCGGACGGGGTGTCTAAGCCCGAAGCGGCGTCACTTGTGCTGACCACGAAGTTTGCTTTTGCCAAGACAGCATCCGCGCCGTCGGCTGTGTTCAGCGTAGAGGCAATAAATATTGCCAATGCTGAAGGCTGATCTAAAGTGGTAGCACCATCTTCAATATCTGGACTAAACGTAGCTCTAGCAATTAGTGACTCAGAAGCAGTGACAATCTGACCGCCCCAGCCATTAAAACCCCAACCATAATCGCCCCAACCAATCTGGCCCTCAACAACCTGCGCAACAAATATGGCCGAGGCGCTATCTGCATCAGCGGCAGTGGAAGTCTCAGAAATAAGGGGCGTAAGAATAGCCGCAGCTGCAACCGTGTCTAGTGTGCTGCCCGTCTCTGCGATCTGTGTTGCGTAGGTTGGAAGTGATGAAACCTCATCCGTAATAGAGGCCGATTCATCAATAGCAGCGGGATATGCTGGCAACGACGAAACTTCATCTGTAATACTTACGTCCTCATCTACGATGCTGAGATAATTAAAATTTGCACCAATAGAATCAACCGCTCCCAGGCCCCCGTTATAACCCCAAGCCCCATAACCCCAGGCCCATGTTCCCCAGCCATTACCGATAGTTTCATCAATAAAAGCGGCAAAATTTGCCGCCGTAGAGGGGGTATCTACACCGGAAGCGGCATCGCTAGCGCTGGCATTAAAAGAGGCCAGGGAGGTTGGTGTGTCTATGCCAGAAGCAGTATCGGCCAGATTAGATAAGAACCCAGCAGCCGCGCTGGGGGTGTCTATCCCGGAAGCGGCTTCATTCAATGAAGACTGAACAGAAAACAGCGAGGAAGGTGTATCTAGTCCTGAAGCCGTCTCGGACACAGAAGACCGAACAGAGAACTGCGCCCCCGGCGTATCGATGCCAGAAGCCGTCTCAGAAGCCGTGCAGGCAAAATTTGCAAGTGCTGCTTCAGTGTCAACCCCTGAAGCGGTCTCGGAAACGGAAGAGCTGTACTGATTATTTCCAGTCGCAGCAAAGGGGGCCGCAGCAAACGACGAAAAGCCGAACATGCGCCAAGCCCCCTTCGGCTATTAAGCCGCAATCAAATCATCTTCGTTGAACCAACGCTCTTGATTGTTACCTTCGCCGTCTGTCCAAGAAATAAGACACTGAACAGTGCCATCCTCCAACATGCGCAAAGCCTGCACATCACCTGCTGGTACAGTAACGACAAGTTTGACGGCTTCGCCCTTTTTAAATTTGGTGGCCATAATTAGGTCCTATCAGGTTGCGGTCAAGGAGAAGGTGTAGGTAACAGTCAACGTGTCTCCGTTCACCACTGCGCGATCACCGGGGGACTGGAAGTCCGCAGCCGAGAACAGCGTGCCGGTAGTACCAGACTTAGTGCTGTTGGTCGTCAAGAATGCGCCACCAACAGTCGTTGTGCCGTTGATGCTGAACGTCGCGGCAGAAGCTGAGTTAGTGGCAACAGAGGGGTTGGCCGTAGTAGGGGTGCCAAACGAGCAGGCGGGGCGAGTAGATTGGCTATAAGCCGTCACTTCCGTCCATCCGGCGTGTGAAGACATGGTGTCGCCAGCAGCAGGGGTGTTAGAAGCGGCAGCGCCATACAACCCAATGTAGAACGCAGCAGTGTACGCGCTACCCGCGAAGTACTTGGCATTCATGTCCTGAAGACCGACGTTTACAACCAAGTTGTCGGAACGGGACTCCCATTTAAAATTGCCGTCGGCGTCATGGCAGACAACCGTGTAGCAACCCTTTGCAGAAATGGCATCTTGTGAACCACCGTTGGACACCACCGTGCTACCAACAACGTCGTTCGATTTTGCAACGTCCGTGAGCATATTGAACTCCTTATGAAATGCGAATGATCGCTGATGAATTGGTAGCAGAGGGAAACTGCACCGTAAAAGTGGTTACGGATGTTTTGTCCGAGCCAAAGTCTAGCACGCACACAGCACCGTTGTCCCCTGATTTGTAGATCAGAGCGCCACGGGCGGTAATTGCACCAGTCCAAGATACATTCCCGAAAGAGATGTAAGCCGTTGTGCCAGACGGCCCTGTCGTTGGAGTCTGGGTAACTGTTAAAGGCAGGCCACCCCCACTATAGTTTCCTCCAGAGGACTCGCCCGTGGTGGTGTACGCAGTTGTGGTGGCGTCAAGCGTTGCGCTGTTGGTGTACAGCGCAAGATAAAACGTGTCCGTCGAGAAATCAAACGAGCCATTGAGAATGCCCGTTTTGAAGACGTTGCAGGTGAAGTTACCTGTGAATGCCATATCAGGTCACCGGTTGTCTGTATTGACCAGAACGGTATGCGTCCTGACGTTCCATGCCGTCGCCCAGTCGTTTGGCCATGGCAAGAGCTTCGTTGTACTTTCCGCTGTACAAGGCGACCATGTCGGCCTCGCCCTTCATGAAGGTATACGCCTCAACCAAACAGCCGTACAAAAGCACGGAATCAAAGTTGTCGCCAAGCCATGTTGTGCCAGAAACGTTGCCAACATCAGAGACAGAAATGGTGAACCCAGAACCACTCGGGCCAAGCACAGAAGATGGGGCGGATAGTACGTCGCCAACAACGTATTTACTGCCAGTGGTGCCAAGCTCTATGGCAGACACCGTGCCGCCTGAAACTGTAATATTGGCTGTAACTCCAGAGCCTTCACCGCCAGTAAGCGCTACGTCGTAGTAAATGCCATCAATGTATCCAGAGCCACCGGACAACGAACCAAAAGAACTAACCGGCGCTTGCACAATTGATTCCGGATAGTAGTAATAATGCAACTCAACCGTGTACCCGCTGTCTGGTGTTGGGCCAAAGATGAAAGACAGTTCGTTGGAAATGGTGGCCCCTGACACGGTAGGGCCAAACAACGCGTAATACTTTGGAAGTCCTGTGCTGGCAGGCAATGGGTATGCCTGACGAATAAAGTTCACATCTTTATTGAGCAAGTACTCGTAGTTGCCATCGCCGTCAATCACTGCAAATGAATACACCGCCAAGAAATCACCTGGGCAGTTCAAGTACATAGCCCGAGGGTTAGTAATTGCGTTATACGCAGTGGTTGTTCCAGTCACGTTTTTACGCAACGACGGGAACTGAACCGTGTTGTAGATGCGCTGTTCAGCCTGACGAATGAACGTGTTTAGCTGTGCCGATGAAGACACAACAGAGCCATCCGCATTGTACGTGGCTGGAAACTGGTTTTCCGTGTACGACTGGATGGCTGAAATCAGCGAGGCGTAGTTCATTCAAACCTCAAGCCATTGGGCCTCGGGCCATCACACCTTTGGTTGCGCAGCCGGTGCCACGGATTTTAATACCACTGGTCTTTACGCCTGCGTATTCGTTGCTGTGTTCATTGGCTACAGAAACATTCGCATCCTTTAGGTGCTTTTTGTTTGGAACCTCTTTCAACACGGACGGGGCGGCGCGAGCGGGGACGGGGCTACCCGGGGTTTTCTTAACGGTTGCCATATTAGCCTCCCTTGCGGCCAGGGCTGCGCTGGTTCATCACCTTGGCCATGTTGCGGCCATACTTCAGCATGTCGGCGTTTGTTTTGCCTCCAGCCTTCATTTTGGTCGGCTTCTGGCCGGGGTGCATGTTTTTCTCATGCTTGCGAACTGCGGTCTTTGCATCCATTTTCGACTCCTTATGTCGTCACTATCGTAACTGTACCAAGTTCCACCAATAACACCAAATTATTTGGTGTCAGCCCATTATCATCTGCACGCGATCCACCCACGGGGTTCCATCCCCATTGAAAGATACGGCTACCACCCTCAACCGATCCAGTCCCGTTCGGCCCCGTACCAGTTGTGATTTGCAGACCGCTCGTTCCAGAAAGAATATAGCTGCGGTCCGGGCGGGGGTTGCGCAAACCCTGCGGGTCATCCACAGGATACATGCCCAACTGCAACTGAGGCTGATCCGGGTCCCAGCATTCTGGACACACCAGCAACTCGTAGTTCTTGGTCTTTACAACCTCACGGCGCAGTTGCCGGAGCATATATCGCTGGTCGCACCGATCACACTGTGCGATTGCATATTTGCCCGAGGCAAACCGGTTGCCCATTAGTATGTGCTCCCAATGAACTGTTGGCGCGGCACAAAGCGGATTGCAGCCTTTTCCTGGTCCTCACCGGCGGCAGATTGCCATGCCTCGTCGTACTGAGCCTTCAGCACCGGTAGACGCTCAAACCCCGAAGGGATTTTGCCCGCAATGTAGAAGGCCAAACCAGCCGCCATGCAGGGCACGAAGCGGAAAGGCACGTCCATCACGTTTACACCACCACCCGCATCCTGCGTGCGGCGCAGACGCCAGTACACGAACTGGTACTGCTGTGCGTTGTCCGGCGTAGGCCACACGGTGATGGCTGGAACCTGCATCCAGTACACCGTGGCGTTGTCGGAATGAGATGCTGCGGTCGTGTTGTCCTGACCACGGAAGCAGTTATATAGGGTATTCCCTGATATATATCCGTAGTTGATGATCTCGGAATCAATCTTTACAAACCCGGCGGCAGGAAGACCAACAACAGAATCCAATGTGATTTGGGTAGCTGACGACGTAATTGCGCCATCCAGGGTCAGCCCGGTCGGGCTTTGCTGGCCGTTGTAACGCTGAATCCAGACCTGAATGGGTCTGGATTGCTGGAGCTTGTTAGGCAGGGTGGCGTACGTAGAAACGCTGATCCGGGTGATGGTCAGGTCAGCTTGCGTAGCCGCCACGTTTGCACCGGTACGGATGACGTGCTCAAGCAAGTCAACCGTGTCATTGGGCAGGGCGTAGGTGCTTTGGCCTTGAACCAGATCAATGGTTCCCTGCTCAATCGTCCACATGTTGATGCCACGGTTAGCCCACTCGGCAAACATGATGTTTAAACTGCGGCGGGCGGTACGTAAATCGTATCCGGTGCGTAGTTCTGAACCGGCACGCTCAAACGCTTCCTCAACCAGATCGGTGAGATCAAGATTAAATGTTGATGTGCCGGAAGTGTTTGCCATTACCTATACCTCGATGTCTTCTGTGCGATTTTCTTGGGCTGGGCAACAAACTGTTTCCCGGCCTTCTTTCCAGCACGCTTGGCTTTGGTTGTGGCTGCATACTCAGCGGGCGAGAGGGCCTTGATGGCCGCTTCAGGCAAATATCGCTCACCCGTCTTGGAGGACGGCTTTCCTGACTTGGTGCGCCACTTCTGGGCACCCCAATCCTTGAGCGATTGCTGAGGGTCTTTCACTTGTAGCCCCCACCCTTTGCTTTGTATTGTTTTGCCAACAGTTGAGCCTTGCGGGCTGACCACTGACCCGCACCGGTTCCTTGAACCGCACGGGACTTGATCGACTCAAACAAAGATTTTCTCATACCGGGCTTGGTATAGACGCCAGCCTGATTCACCTTGGACTTTGTTTTTCCGCCCTTTGCGTACTCATCAAAGTCAGTGTCATCTCGCCGAGCCTTACGCTTCGGCCCGGGCATTTTGTTGGGGTTTATGGTCCCCATGCCACGGCTGGACATCATGTTTAAACCATCCGACCTTTAGTCTTGCCTCGCTCGCAGCAACCATCACCACGAGCAGAAGCTGAAGAGACCTTGCCGCCTTTTTTCTTGCCAATCATTTTTGCTTCTTCTGCGGCAGGCTTTTTATCGTCCTCGTACTGATCCCGGTAAATCATGCCGGGAAGAATGCCAAGTGCAAAGCCA